CAAAAGACTTTAACAATATCTCAATCAGTAATGAACTTAACTAATGGTGAAACAATTACTCAAAATAGATTTTTGTCTAGCAATACAGCAAGTGGAAATAGCGCTGGTAACATAGCTGGATATACTTACATTCCATTAGATAACATAATAATTAATGCAAACAATAATACATACGCAGGAAAATTAAGATTTGATTTTACTTCTGCATCATCAAATTATAGTGGGTATGATGTAGCTTCTCCAAACATTAGTGTCTCTTATAATAAAATTAATACTCAAACTACTTCTGAATTAGTAACTACAACTGAAATAACTTATTGTTGGCAAAATATTCCATCAACTTGTCCATTAGATACTTCAACACAAGCTGCATTAACAACATTACAAAATACTAACTTATCTATTGTTCCTACATCAATAGCACCTATTCAAGAACCAGTAATGATTAAAGAGTTTGTTGGAGATCCAACACCTTTTATTATTCAAGCACCACCTGAAGAAAAAAAGATTATAGAGCAACAGATTGAACAACCAAAACAATCCACAGAGCAACCTAAAGAGGTTAATAAAGAACAAACACAGAACAAAGAAGAGTCAATCAAAGAACAAAAATCTACAAAAGAAGAGTTACCCACAGCTAAAGAAAATACTACTGTTTCTAGTTCAGAAGATAAGTCTGCTAAGACTTCAGTAAGCGAAGAAAAACCTGTTGCAACAAGTACACAACAAGAAGTAAAAACAAAACTAACAGATAATAAAGTAGGAACGGAAGTAAAGATAGCAGAAGTAAAAGTAAAATCAGTACAAGAGATAAAAATTGACGCATTAAAAGTTAATCAACCTAGTTTAAGTGCGTATGAATCTAAACCTTTTTATCAGCAAAGACAAATGGTGGGAGTTCCTAATCCTAATTTCTTTATGCAATTACAATTAGAACAAAAACCTATATATGTTAATGTTAATCTAAACGATTACATAAGCAAAGATCCATTGGTTGCTAGACAAAATATGTTAAAACAAATACAAGATGAAGAGGATGATATTATTATCCAATTAGAACAATTAAGAAAAACAAAAGGTTAATATGATAGATAAAGTTAAGAATAATTTAAAGGAAATTATAGCAACAGTTGCAATCATTGGTACTATTGGTGGTGGCTTTATTAAGTATGGAGAGATTATGTCAAAGATTGATAGCATTGATCCTGCTAAAGCTGGTCAGATTAAACAAGACTTAGCCATTGCACAAAAAGAAATTGAATTACTTAAAGTTCAAATGAAAGAACTTAGAGCAAGCTCATCTAACCCACTAGCTAGATAATGGTTGTCTATAGAGGAGAAAGATTCTCCGGATATAATAAACAGAAGAGAACTCCAGGCGAAAGAAAGAAGTTTGCTGTTCTTGCAAAGAAGGGTAACCAAGTTAAGATAGTTAGGTATGGTGATCCTGAGATGAAGATTAAAAAATTTATAGCTGCAAGACGTAAGTCTTTTAGAGCTAGACATAATTGCGATACTGCTAAAGATAAATTTACAGCTAGATATTGGTCTTGCAAAAATTGGTAAGAATGATTGATCTGAAGAACAGAGGAACAAACGATCTTGAAGTTATAATATATAAGTTAAAAAAACGTACTGATGTTTTAGAGAAATTAATAAAAAAATTAAAAGACCAAATTAAATCTAATAAGTAATGACTAAAAAAAAATTCAGACTACAGCATGTAGGATTTTGTAAATCTTGCGCTATTGAAATTATTAATACAGATTCATTTGTTATCTACGCAGATAGAAAATGTCAGCATGTAAATTGCATGGAGAAAGAATATAACGATGGCGTTTTTAAATCACAACATTCCAGTTTGGAAAGCAAAGATCAGACTAGAGTTTCTATATAATAAAGAAAAACATATAGGAGAAGAAGAGGATTGTTTAATACATTCTATTACTACTTTAGAAGGTAGAACTCCTTTGTTTAATATTATGCTGCCTAATGGCGCTAACTATGCAAGACTTCCTATACATGCTTTCTTTGCAGACGGATATAAAAGAACTCAAGTTAAAGATTTACAATTAAAAGATTTAGCTTATTGGGATTGCCTATCTTATTACGCAGGTGTTGTTGAATACAATGCGTTAGCCACTTCTCAATGTAAGTTCTTAGATAGAAATAATCAATTGCATAAAGCTAATTACGAATTCTCAATAGATTACTGTCAACCAGATATTAATTTATTAAACACTACCTATTCAGAAATATCACCAGAACATAAGCATCATCATGTTTTAGAGATAGCTAATGATGATTTATGGTGCGGAAACTTTGCGTTAATGCCCAATAACAGAATTTTATTTAATCTTCCAAACTTTACTGTTAAAGATAATATTCCAGATTATAAAACTAATATGGACTATCCAAGCGTAGAGACTGACGGTTGGAGAACTGAAAATGATGATAGTCAATTTTATAATACAAAGGAATAACTATGCCACTAAGTAAAAAAGGAACTAAGATAATGAAAGAGATGCAAAAGAATTATGGTAAGAAGAGAGGAACTTCTGTATTCTATGCTTCGTTTAACAAAGGTATAATTAAGGGAGTAAAAAAATAATGGCAACAGTCAACAGACCAACAGACCCAAAGTTATATGCAAGAATTAAAGCATTAACTAAAAGAAAATTTAAAGTATATCCAAGCGCATACGCTAATGCTTATCTTGTAAAGACTTATAAGAAAAAAGGTGGTGGCTACAGAAAGGTTATGAAATGAGAAAAGATTTTTTCGGTAAAAAAAATAAGAAAAATAAAAAAGGTTTTCCAGATTTAAACAAAGATGGTAAAACTACATTTAAAGATGTTCTTATTGGCAGAGGTATAATTAAAAAGAAATAATGGCTAACGGTTTAGATAAATGGTTTAAACAAAACTGGGTAGATATACGTTCTAAAAAGAATGGAATGTATCAACCTTGTGGTAGACAAAAAGGTTCAGGTAGAAAATATCCTAAGTGTGTACCTCAATCTGTTCTTAGTGGTATGAGTGAATCTGAAAAACGTTCTGCTATTCAAAGAAAGATTGTAGCTGAAAGAAGATCAAGAAGAAATAAGAAACCTAATTACGCAAAGACTTTTGCAAACTAATTTAATATAGGGAGTCTCAACGAAAAACCCCCTATACTTCTACGCTAGATAAAAACAAATATAGACACTTTCAAAATTGACATAGTCAATATTCATTTGGCAGTCTATTTCTCCAATTGAATTCTTTAATAATTAAATTTTTTTATACAATACTTTTAGCACTCTGCGCTTCTTCTTACTATCGTAATATCCGTAGTAACCTGTTATCTCTTTCTTTTTAGTCATGTCTCTCTCCTTAGTTGTTTCACAACCTGCAGTACACATACCAATTATTCTTTAACTGGCTATATCTTCAAACTCTAAATCCTTCATACCAAGTTCGTATGCAGCTTTTCTTTTCTTCTCTGCAACTTTAAGCGCTTCTTCTTCTAACTTCTTTTCTTTTTCAAGTAGAGTATAATAACGCTTTTCTATCTTGACTTGTTGTTTAGGATCATGGATTTTTTCCATCTTTTTCTTTTTCCTTTACTTGTTTAATACTAGATCTTAAAAAGCGTATGTTCGTAATGTCCATGCTTTTTAATTCACTAGGTTTTTCTGACTTTGCAGCAACTTCCACATCATCAAAAATCTCTTTAAACTTTGCATTGAATTCGTAAAAATATGTTTTTTCAAATTTCATTTACCGGATATATTTCATTAACCTTCAAAGAAGTTATCTTCGTTAGTTGTTGATGACTTAACTTAATCTTTCTTTGAGGGTATCTTACATCCTTAGATAATAGATTAGCTCTAGCCAAATCATTTACGATTGCATTGGATCTACTTCTAGTAAAGCCAAAGCGATTGCCAATCTCTATTAAAGTGGGAGAATAATTTTTCTCTTTAACAAAGTTAGCTATGTAGTTTAATACATCCGCCTTGACTTTACTTAAGAAGATATAGTCTTTGCCATTCTTTTTATTCATTTTTTATCCTTTGGAAATAAACTATGAACGTTAGAATGTTTATAAGAATCACTACCTGATTTCTTAATAGACTCTAATTCTAATAATAATTGATCCATAAACCATTTGCATTTCTTAGCATCTTCAATTGACTTCTCTAATGTAAGTCCATTCTTTGTGCCGAAACGCATAATGTATTTCATTATAGAAGCTCTAAGATAACCAATCATTTCTACCTCAGTTAACTGAGAGCAGATAGCATGAATAGTCTCTATAGATTTATTCTTATAATGTTCTGGATTAATATTATCGCTCATAAATTAAAACGGCATCTTATCTTTTGTTGACTCTTTAAACGGATTCACTTTAATAGAAATGTCCGGTGCTTTCTCATTCTTCTTAGCTGTGTTAATCCAACCAGAGATAGACCATTTTTTTCCTTCAATCATTCCGCTGCCTGTGTATTGAGGGTCTTGCTTACCTTCTCTACGCTTTGCATTTTTCCATAGAGAAAGTGTATTATCATATTTGTTATCTGCCATTGTTACTCCTTGTTCTAACTGTTTGTTCTGCTTTTTTTCTAGCTTGTAGTATTGCATTGTAGAAGTCTTGATCTTCAACTTGCATAAAACCTAGCTTCTCAGAATACTGCGACCAAATTTGTTGCAAGTTCTTTTCTAATATTCCAGGTGTTGTTGAAAATTTTTCTGCATCTTGTATCTTAGTAATTATGTCGTCTCTAGATTCATCTGTAGATTGAGACTTAGATTGGACATAAGTGTTACTAAAATTTTGTATTGGATTTGATTTAACAAAATCATTCATCTCTTCAAAGGTTGCTAGTTCTGATCCAGCAAATCCTGATATACCTAAAGCTCTACCAATAGATACTGATTCTATCTTCTCAAATTCTTTATCTTTCTTTACTGTTTGTTTAGAGTGTCCAGTTCCAATTAACTTTCCATCTAAAAAGATTTCCGTTTGAAACATTGCCATACCATCTGGGTATGTTGTTGTTGTCTTAACGCATAGTCTCTCCCCAAACTTCTGTCTTACAAAGTTTAGTCTATCAACTACTTTAAGATATTTTCTACCTTGAATATTAATGAAACTGTCTTTGGTGTTTTCACTAAATTCCTTGATAGCATCTATCAGGTTTATGCTCTCCATTTTTTCTCCTTTGTTATTGTTAATCGTTTTCATATCCCAAATAAGTGTCTAATAGTTTCAACTGCAACCAATGCAAGCATAGCTATAATAAATATTTCAAATCTATTGCTGTTCATTTTTTATAATAATTTAAAAATCTAGTTATATATTCTTCAGGTACATCATTCCAAAAGAAGTCTTGCTTTTTTCTTATGTCTGAAAAATCTGGTTTAATAAGTCTAGCTAAAGCATAAGGATCTCCATTGGCTAACTTTAATTTCTGTTCCCATATTTGTTGATACATAACCAACTCATCTAAATAATGTTTTAAGTTCTCAGGTTTTAAATCATCACAATTGTTTTCGCTAAATACTTTATGTTCAAAGTGATTAGAATAAATAAGCACAGGTTTCTTACCGCCTGTTGCAAAACTATAAGCTGCCATTTGCATACAATCGCTATGGAAGGGTTGTTGAGGTACTGCTCTCTTAGTATATGAATAACCTTTTTTAGTTTTAATGACTGAACCAAATATATTTTTTAAATCTACAATGTAATCTTGCCCCTCTAAATCTATAAACATTTTGAAGTAAGTTCCTATTCCATCTATCCATGTTGCATACTCAGTTTCAAAATTCCAATCTTGTTTTGGCAGACTCTCTATTGCTGTTTGAAATTGCTTTAATGTTAATTTAAAATTCTTAGCCATGTAATATCTTTTGGCTTTATCTTTTTCGTCTATTGGTTTTTCTGCTTTTAATGATTTGAATAATGATTTCTCTTTATTAAAGATAACATCTTTTAATGTTTCTTTTTTGCAAAGAATTTTTTGAACTGCGTTATGAACAATGTTTCCCATAGTAAAGTGAGAACGCTTAGGCATGTTCATTCTTTCTTGTGGAGTAAGAACTATATAATTAAAAAATCTTTTATCTTCTGGTAATTTATTTTGTGAGACACTAGCGTATTCTAAACCAAATGCTTTATAAGCTGGATCAGTAATTCTAAGATCGTTCATGTTCCGAATCAGTATTACTATTTACACTTTATTGCAATACTATAATCAATTAATTTATACACAACAAATAAGATATATAATTCAATAGCATATAATTATATATAAAACCTAGAGTTGTTTGTGTTGATAAATTATTGACAGTCAAAACAAATAGAATTAATAAAACGAATCACAATGATTCAAATTAAATTAGACGAATACGAAATACTTGCAGCTGGTTATACAGCGTTGCTTCGCATTACTGAAAGCATGAGACAGAATATTAATTGGGGTCATAGTTATAAAGGTAGCTTTGGCGACAAGGTTGCAAAGTCTATGTCAGGTACACTTGCTGAACTTGCTGTTGCAAAAGTTTTAAAAGTACATTTTAATTATCATGTTAATAATTTTAGGGGTGCTGATTTATATTTTAATAATCAAAGAGTTCAGGTTCGTTGCCAGATACCTAAGAATGAAAACTTTTTAATCATAAGACAAGATAGTTCTGCAAATGAAACATACATATTAGTCATTGATCGTTGTCCAATATTTGAGGTGGTTGGTTATGTTAACTCAAGCGATGTTATTGGTAATAAAGAATACTTAACTGACTTTGGTTATACTGATAGACCCAAAGTTTATTCTGTACCAATGGCAAACTTAATTTCAATAGAAAATATTTTCAATGGATAAAAAATTTAATTACCAAAGAGTAGAGATTTGTTGGATGGATATTTGTAATGCTGACGGCGCTTGGTTAACAGAAGCAGAAGTTTTAAATCATACTTTAGCTGAGTGTGTTTCAGTTGGTTTTTTATTTTCTAAAAGTAGAAACACAGTAAAGATATTTAGTTCTTGGAGTTATAACAAGGATCACTCCATAGATTACGCTGACGTAGTCGCAATTCCGACAGCTGCAATCAAATCAATTACAGTAATATGAAAAAAATTATTTTAGATTTATGCGGCGGCACAGGTTCATGGTCTAAACCTTATAAAGATAATGGTTATGATGTTCGTATCATAGATTACAATGAATGGAATACTGTGGGGGGGGGGGTGAATTTTGATGGTGATATTAGAATGTTAAAAAAATTTAAAGAACAAATTTATGGAATACTTGCAGCTCCACCTTGTACTCATTTTGCAGGTAGTGGTGCTAGATGGTGGAAAGACAAAGGATTAAAACCATTACAAGAAGGGTTATCAATTATTGATTCTGTTTTCAGAATTGTCTTTGCACATAAACCAAAATTTTGGGTAATGGAAAATCCAGTTGGAAGATTAGTTCATTATGTTGGGAAGCCAAAACATATATTTAACCCTTGTGATTATGGAGATCCTTACACAAAAAAAACTTGTTTATGGGGTGAGTTTAATATTCCAATTAAAAATCCAGTTGAACCAAAGTTTATCACTATAAATGGAAAACGAATGTCAGAAATTCATTACAAAAGTTTTGCAATGAAACCCAACGAAAGAGCAAAGGTTAGATCAATGACACCTCAAGGATTTGCTAATGCTTTTTATGAAGCAAATAAATAACATGACACTTACAAACAAAGTAATATTAT